AAAACTTAATATGTTGATCAAGCCGCTGAAGAAACCGATGGGCAAGTTTCAAAACGGGATTGTAGGGGATAAAAATTCCCGTAAAGAAGGCGCAAACGGTAACGCAGAGATCGGTGCCGTTCATGAATTCGGGTCAATCGCTAGAGGCATCCCGAAAAGATCATTCTTGAGAATGCCGCTTGAAACGAAATTCAAGCCTGCGCTTGCCAATCTGCCTGTGGACAAAAATGGCATTCTTGAAATCATCAAGGAGCAATCGGTTACAGTAATCTTGATGAAGCTCGGAGCATTAGGAAAAGCAATCATCTTGAATGCCTTTGATACCAGGGGATTCGGTAATTGGAAGCCTTCAAATATGAGGTATAAGAAGGTAAAGCAAACCCTTGTCGAATCTCAACAGCTTCGGGATTCGATTAATTTTAGAGTCAAAGAAGCGACTGTGAGCAAAAAATGAAATTCATCACTAATGCAAACAGCAGATCGCTCGATCAAATGACTCCTACGCTTCCAAATATGGAAGCCACTATTTCAGACTGGTTTCAGAATCTGACTTTCACGATCGTAAAGAAAGAGACAATCAATTTCGAGGTCGTGGAAACTCGCACGAATATTCAATTCGAGGGGATCGTTCAATTCCAGAATCATCAGAATCTTGATATCAGCCCGACTGGTCAGCGCAAGTGGAAGCAAATGAGCGTATGGGCAACTCCTGATCTTACCTTGAACCCGGACGATATTTTCATCTATAAAGAAACGCCTTTCCGAGTGATGCACAAAAACGACTGGTCAGCATACGGATATAACTCTTTTGAATGTATTGAGGATTTTAGAAAGTGAAAATCATCTCAAATTCTTACTACTTAGGTTTTAATTCAAAACAGCCTCTTTCTGTTACAAGTGGGACTGATCCGATTACTTGGGCGATTTCAAAAAACAATACCGGAGGCTCGATTGATTCGACTGGACTTTATACAGCCGGGACGAAGCTCGGGATCGATCAGATCCGCGCAATCGATGCCTCCGGTCGAATTGCGCTGATCAATATGAATGTGGGGACAGTTCCCCACCTAGTATGCGATATCATCCAGAAAGAAATGGGACTTGATCAAGGAAGAGTTTTCCTCTGGGATCAAAAGGCATTTATGCCCGTCAATGAGGGACTTTTTGTCGTTCTTGAAGTGATCGACTGCAAATCTTTCGGGGTGAGCAATTATTTTGATTATTCAACGGGCAAGCAGATCCAATCCGTAAACATGAAGGCCACTCTCTCGATCGATTGCATGAGCCGGGGACCGGATGCCCGGGATCTCAAAGAACAGGTTCTTTTGTCCCTCAGCTCAAATTATGCAGAGCAACAGCAGGAACTTAATTCCTTCCATATCGGGAAGGTCTCGACGGGATTTAACAATCTTTCAAATCTTGATGGGACAGCAATCCCCTATAGATTTAACGTGAATGTGGTCGTACAATATCAAGTAACGAAGACGACTGGATCGGATTATTTTGATACCTTCCAGAATGCCGAAATCGTGACAAATTGAGGGAGAAACTATGAGTCAAATCAGTATTTCAAACGTGATCAATATCAGCGTACTTCAGCCAGGTGCCGGACTTGGAGAATACAACACTTCTAACCTTGCGCTTTTTACTGATGAGGTGGCGGCTCTTTCATTCGGATTGAGCGGTTATAAACTTTATCTCTCTCCTGATGATGTCGCGACCGATTTCGGGACTTCTTCAAATACTTACAAAATGGCGGTCGCGGTATTCTCTCAAAAACCAAACATCCTAGCAGGTGGCGGTTACCTTGTTGTGGTTCAGCTTGATGGAACACTTGCTGAAACCATCCTTTCAACTAAAGACGTAATTCAGTATTTCGGTGTAATGACTGCGGCGATTGTATCTGATGCCGATATGCTCGCGGCGGCGGCATTGATCCAGACCTTGAACAAAATTGCTTTATTCGTATCTAATGATTCAGCCTCTGTAGAATCTGGTGGATTGCTCGATAAGCTCCGTACTGGTGGATATACTCAATCCCGGGGCTTGTTCTACGGATCTCAGGCTATTATCGAAACACAGTCTTTGACCTTCTCTTCAGTCCCAACAGCAGGAAGTTATACTCTTGGATATAATGGTGATGACACTGGCTCGCTTGCTTACACCACTGATGCGGCAGGGATTCAAACCATTTTCAGAACCTTTGTTGGGCTTTCTTCAGTCGTTGTGTCTGGCACCTACGCAAATGGCTTCACATTCTACTTTGCTGGAGTAGATGGCCCGGCTTTCCCAATCACAATCGTATCAAATACCCTGACAAATTCTGCTTCTCAGAATGTTGTAATTACTCAAAAGGTAATAACTCCAGGCGTATCTTCTGCGACTGCGGTAAGCGAAGCACTTCAGATGATGGCCGCTTACGCTTCTCGCGGTCTTTCTGTAGATTTCAATGGTTCAAACACTACTTTGACCATGCACTTAAAGGATCTCGCTACCATTCAGCCAGATCCGAGCATGAATCAAACTTTGCTCAACAAGTGCGAGCTTGCCGGAGCAGATGTTTACATCTCAATTCAAGGCGTCTCAAAAGTATTCTGCTCAGGCGCAAACAGCTTCTTTGATGATGTTTACAATCTTCAGTGGCTCGTCGGTGCCCTTCAAGTGGCAGGATTCAACGCGCTTGCTCAGGTAGGTACTAAGGTGCCACAAACTGAAAACGGAATGAGCATCCTTAAAGGTGCTTACCGTCAAGTTTGCGAGCAAGCTGTGACCAATCAATACTCTGCTCCTGGCTCATGGACTTCGACTACTTTCTTCGGGAATCAGGCTGACTTGATTGCGAACGTCGCACAGCGCGGATATTACATCTTCAGTGCGCCAGTAGCACAGCAGAACCCAGTGAACAGAGCCGCTCGTCAGGCTCCACTCGTTCAAATCGCGATCAAAGCGGCAGGCGCGATTCACAGCTCAAACGTAATTGTATCAGTTAACGCATAGGAGAAAAGAAAATGGCTACAGTAGCACTATCGGGAGCAGACACGATCACCATCAACAACCGAATCCTTGCGGATCTCGCGGATGGGGATATCGCAGTTTTGACCTTCCCTAACGAAATCGCGCAAGTGAAGACCGGGAAGAATGGAAATTCAATCTACGGTCTCAATGAATCAGGAAAGCAATCAGAACTTGTACTCCGACTGATTCGCGGATCTGCGGATGATAAATTCATGAACGGGCTTCTCGTGAATCAGCAATCAAACTTTGCAGGATTCGCGCTAATGATTGGCGAGCTTGTAAAGAAGATCGGAAAGGGCGATGGAACGATTAGCAGTGACATTTATATCCTTTCTGGTGGCGTATTTACTAAGCAAGTGGAAGCTAAGGTAAACGTCGAAGGTGACACTGATCAGTCTGTATCGGTTTACACCATGAAATTCTCTAATGCTCCGAGAGCCATTACATGATTCTTCAGAGCGGAGCGGAATTAAAAATCAGCCCGGCCTCTTTTGCCGAAGCTCGTGCCCTCCTCCAGGCGATTCTGGAGGAGGCAAAAGCTTTGAAGGTGGATGCAGACACTGAAATTGATGTTAATCTTTTAAAGGATCTTGTCTGCACTTTCTTAGGCTCTAAAAAAGTAGAATCGGCTCTCATGATCTGCGCTCGTCGAGCGACCTATAACGGGAGCCGGATTGATGAAAGTACCTTTGAAGCGGTCGAAGCCCGGGCCGATTACTTTGAAGTTTGCTATTTGATTGCGAAAGAAAACATCATGCCTTTTACGAAAAGCCTTTATGCGAAGTTCTCTCCAGTGTTGGAGAAGGTAAAGCAAAGCCTCGCATAAGGGCCGATGATGATGATCTGATTATTTTCTTTCGCTTAGTGAAGGCCGGATATGGCACACTAAGAGAGGTTATGGAAATGACTGCGAGAGAAGTAATCCAGGCAATGCATTACGAGACTTTTGTAAACAAATACGAATCCGCATTTTACGAGGTGAACCGTGAAGATCGGTGAATTACTTGTCGAGATCGGCCTAAAGGGTGCCGATGTCACAATCAAGGGATTGACCGCTGTTGGATCGAATCTCCAAAAAACGGGGGGATTGGTTAATTCTCTTCGGCTTGAATTTCTTGGTCTACTTTATGCGCTTCAGCAGATTAGTTCTGCCGAGGCTGACATGGGGAAAAGCCTAGTAAACTTTTCTCTTTTGACAGGAGATTCAAGCCAACAATTACAATCTTGGATCAACGCGACTCGACAGTCAGGATCGACCGCCGAAGAAACGACCGCCTCATTCTATAACCTGAAAAAAGTTCTTGCACAAATGGCGCAAGGCAATCCCCCAGAAGGATTGAAAAGACTTCAAACAGTAGTTGATTTCGACGTAAATAAAGCGACCGGAAAAAATGGCATTTTCTATGCCATGAAGAAATTAGAAGAATTCACAAAAAAATATCCTGGTGAAGTAGAGTACGCAAATGAAGTATTGAGAAGTTTTTTAGGCGGCGATGCGCTGATTCCATTTCTTCGAGAAAATAATAAAAACATGGATAAACTTTTTGGGCAGATCATCTCCCCAGGAAGACAAAAACAACTTAGACAAATTGGCGTCGAATTTGCAAATCTCAAAGATTCTTTTACTAAAGGCGTGGGAGCAGACTTTGCGACAGAAATCGTTTTGCCAGCTATAAAAGATATTGAATTGGCAATGAAAGGCCTTCTTAGGATCATTAGATCATTCAAGTCTGGTCAAGGCGGTCCATTGCTAGATTTTATCAAAGCCTTCGGACTTGCGCTTGCAGGGATGGCGGCTTATCTCAATCCTCTTTCGGCTGTCGTTACAGGATTGGTTTTTCTAATCAGTGAATTTGAGAAATACAAAGAGGGAAAAGAAAACATCTACCAAAATGAAAAAACAAAAGACATATTTGCGAATAAATTCACAAGGGGTCTTTTGTCTGGGAATTTTCCAAGTTTTAAAGAGTTAATGATGGGTAATGTTGCTCCAGTGCCAGCAGGGGCCGGGGCTAATGTAATCAATCAAACAAACAACACAAATATCTACGGATCAAATGATCCGAAAGAAACGTCACGCGCTCACGGATCAGAAGTGCATAGGTCAACACAAAGCGCGATACAAAGTTTGAGAGGTAAATGATGGCATACCAATCAACAAACCTTCCGGCACTTGGGAACATTACAGCAGGGGCGAACGCGCTCGGTAATGTCGTTCTGATTACTCCGAGCAATCAGAATAACCGATACGAATCACAGCAAGCGTATGCAGTGCCCGGGACTCCAATCCCTCCATTCTCGGATGATGCTTTCTTGTTTCACTACGAAGCAGAAAACTCAATCAGTATTGAATCCGATATCACGGATCATTATGTAGAGGCGAACTATGCAATTCAGGATCATATCGCGCAGAAACCACTTGAGGTGACTGTTCAAGGATTTATTGGTGAGCTAAATGACATTGCTCCGAATAAACCTCTTCAAATTGCCCAGGCTCAGGTATTATCAAGATTTTACGCGCTTTCTGCCTATACTCCTGAAGTATCCGCATACGCGCTTTTAGCCTATAATCAAGCGGCGCAAGCCTTCCAGATTGCCGCGAACATCCAAAACACATATCAATCCGTGAAGACATTCGACTGGGCATCTGGACAGGTGAATGTTCAGAACAAACAGCAACAGGCATTCAATAAACTCTACGGGTATTATGTTAATCGTACCTTGATGACTGTGCAGACGCCGTGGAACAAGCAGACCAACATGGCGATCAAGACTCTTCGATTCATTCAAAATCAAGATAGCCGAATGATCACGGACATTGAAATTACATTCAAGAAAATGCAATTCGCATCAACTGAATACGCAGTCACCGTTATTAAATCAATAAATACTACAGGCCGCCTCTCTGCTGGGTCTTCAACGGGCGCGGATCTTGGGATCTCGACTCCTCCGGCCGCTCCAGTCAGTCAATCCTCAGTTATTTCAGGGATGGTAAAATAATGTATCAGATTCAACAGATCACAGCAGACGCAAGGCAGAAACAGAGATTCGTTCTCTATGATGGAAGCATCGTCACGATTGAAATAGAATTCAAACCAATGCAACTCGGTTGGTTCATCACGAGTCTTCAATACGGAGAATTCATTCTTGATGGAGTAAGAATCTGCGTCAGCCCGAATATGCTTCATCAATATATTAATCAGCTTCCTTTTGGTATTTGCGTCACGACGATAAACAATCAGGAGCCTCAAAATCAGCAAGATTTTGTATCGGGTTTTTGCACTATGTATTTCCTCGATAAGACTGAAACCCAGTATTATTTGAAGGTGACTCGTGGAGAAGCGTAATCGAATATATGAATTAAAGATTCAGCTTGATACGGGGAATGATGTTGAAAAATACAAAGTTATCAAACTGCCTTTCAGCATCGAATTTAATATCGTCAGAGTTTATAAAACATCAAAACAAGACGCTACGATCAAGGTCTACAATCTGAATGAAGAAACTCGAAACCTGATTCGAGTAGATTATTCCGATCCGTTAAAGCGAAGAAAAATGTTCTTAAAGGCAGGATATGAAGGCGATCAGATGTCCTTGATCTTTGCCGGATATGTCGGAAACGCTTTCTCTGTGCGAGAAGGCACCAATTTCGTCACCCAGATCACAGGATTCGATGGAGGGTTCGCCTGGGCGATAGCCGAGTCAAACCACACATTCGGGATCGGTACAACGTACAAACAGATCATTACGTCTCTTTTAAATGACCTTGTAAACGCAGGGGGTCAAAATAATGTCGTTCAAATTGGAAAAATCTCAGAAAGCATTTTTGCCAATACTCAACCATTGCAAAGACAAATTCAATTGAACGGAAATACGGGGGACATTCTTAGGCAGTTTTTAGGCAATAATGGATGCTTCATTGATAATAATATTGTGAATGTGATCGGAGAAGGCGAAACCATCCCCCCGATTGTGCAAGAAATAAATTCTTCTACAGGACTCCTAGGGACTCCTGTAATCAATTCAGATCGGGTAAGTGTTGATTTAGTTTTTGAGCCTCGATTCTTGGTAGGACAAAGAGTATTTTTAAGAAGTACCACAGGATCACAACAAATCTTGGCGGCATCTGTTAATAAAAAACGGTATTACTACGCGATGAATTCTTACTACAAGATTTATGACATCACGCATCGGGGGACGATCAGCCCAACGGTTAACGCTCCGGCTGTGACTACTCTAACAATGTACGCAGGGATTTATAAAGATTTATGATAAATTTAAATCCAATAATTCGCCATACTCCTGAATTGATTGACAATTTATTAGAATTAAAAAGAACTATTTTTCTGGAATTAAATTGTCACGCGATTGGAACGATTCAGGTTTTTAATCCTGACAAGCAGACCGCCGATGTCACTTTCAATTATAAGCAGGTTTATTTCACAAGGGATTCACAAACATCAAATTACTATCCGGTCTTAAAGGATTACCCAATGGCAGTATCTTGCCCGGTCGTAATGCTGACGGGTGGGACCGGGCATATCACCATGCCGATCAAGCAGGGCGATACCTGTATTCTCATGTTCAATGATCGAGACATGGACGTATGGTGGGCATCTGGACAAGTGAATCAGGAGCCTACCACAGCCAGGACGCACAACATTGCGGATGCGATTGCACTCGTCGGGAT